AGATGCAACGGCAGGATCATCTGATGCTAAAGTAACCCTTTGCACACCTGATGCTACGGCTCCAGCCCCTCCTACAATATCGGTACCTGCTATATTAGCATTTACATTTGCATAATTTGAATCATCCCAATCATCTAAAACTGCTAAAGAAGCTGCAATAGCTGATGCACTAGCTTCAACTACTTGTAATTGATTAGAACCATCTACATTAACTCCTCTTTCGTTTCCTGCTGCATCTCTAATCGTTGTATATAAATTACGATTAGCGGACATTCTGATTGCACCAGCATCTCCTTCGTCAACAGAATCTGGGCCTGTATCGTCGAATTCTGCACCGACCATTTGTACCGTTGATGTACCGGGTGTAAAGGCTGCATCATCTACTAACATAGCAGACCCGCCAGCAGTAAGGTCTACATTTAATGCATCCTCACCGGCATTAAGTACCTTGTTTAAGATTTCTCGTTCTAAAAATTTAAGATTGTCTGCCATGATATTATCCTGTTACTACGTAGCAATATTTATTCCCTGAAGCGCCCTGCCCCTCTACGTGAACGTATGTAGCGCCATTAGGAATATAAAATTTGTGTGTTTTTCCAGATTCAATTCTAAGTGAATCGTTCCCATTAGCGTCACCACTTGTATTGTCGAAACCTATTGAGCAAAGCTCCTCACAATAGACATACAAAACTGTATGCCCTGTTGTTACTGCAAGGTTTATCTCATCGTTAGTACCGCTTGAGCACGTTTGTCCTCTTGAACTTTCTGTCCATGCAGATGCATATTCAGAACTTAAAGCTTCACTGGCGTTATATTTATGTAACTGTTTTGCAACTGCCATTAGTCTGCCTCCGAATATGGGACGACTTCAGACATACCAATCCAAATTACCGGCGTATCTCCGCTTCCCCATGTTGTTGTTGTTGATTCCCAGTAAGTACTTTTTCCTTCTGGATATTCATATTTTTCTGTAATAGACGCTACTGATATAGATGTTTCAGTCCAAGTAGGAGTCGTTACTGTTAATTCAGTCATGACTCATCCTTGTCTTTACTTGGGTATGATGTAGGTTCAAATCCATGAAGTTTAAGAATTGGTTTTTGAACTCTTCCTGTATTTGCGTGTCTCTTGCCCTCTAGAACTCCTTTGTCAAACTGTCTTTCCCAATATGTAGCAGCATTTAAAGTTTGAGCATCTAATTCGTATCCTCTTTGTATAGCTTTGGCAACTATAGTATGATGAAATTCAGCAGGTATATCTGGTTCTTCAGTCATACCGGTAGTTGTATTTGCAGTACCGGAATCAGCAGCTACAAATAAATTGGGGCGTTTTACTCCAAATACAGTAACTGTCTTTACTTCAGATGGACTACCATATACTTTAGAGCCACTATCAACTGTTCTTTTAACAATAGCAATTGCGTCACGCTCTGCCCACCATGCGAATTTTCTTTGTTCTGCCATTAAGTTATATCTCTTTGTTCTGGTCTTGCTCCCAATCTTGGAATATCATATCCGTCATAATCAACAGATGTTATTTCCAGAATATCATCTGAAAGACCATAATATCTTTGATCGGCTGCAGTACTAAATGTAAATGCACCGTTCTTAATTCTTGTTCTCCTCGCAAATTCATCTAAGGCATGATTCAACCAAAGCCTGATCTGTGTTTCAGATATCTTAGGGTGATGCTGCCTAACCGTTTCTACCATTTGTAATTGGGTCATTTCTGTCCTCTTAATCTTTGAAGCTCTCTTTGATATTCAGCTTGCAATCTTTGGTATTGTTCTCCCATCCAACTATATCTAGATTGCTCTTCTGTCATTCTAACTTGAGCTTCTTGAGCATATCCTTGTGCTTCAGATAGAGCAGAATTGATTTCTTTAACTCTCATATCGCCAATTGATGTCCATTCCTGAAGGTGAGCCTGTGCTCTTTGCATTTCAGTTGATGCAATGCCTAATGCAGCTTGAACTATTTCCACATCTTCATTTGCCAATGCTCCATAAGCATCTGTGGTAGCAGAAGGTTCATCACCATCAACATAAGCCTTAGCTCTATCAAGGGCGGCTTTTACTTTTGTTAAAGTAGAATTTGCTGTCAGAAACGTCTCTTCGTCACCAAAAATAGAATCGCTAGCATCTTGTTCAAATTTATCACCTGCTGTTTCTGCCTGATCTAATGCAGCTTTAAAGTAGGTAAGCGCAGTTGTAATAGCAGTACTGGTTGTAAAATATCCATTTGCCATTAAATGCATTAATGTTCTTGAGGCTGCTCCTAAGATAACAGCATACTCAGCGCTATCTGGGAAATTAGCTATACCAGAAGTACCTCCATATGCAACTGTTGGATAAGCAAATTTTAATATTTCGAATGGCTTGCTTCCACTTGGCGCAGGTATAACATACATGCTGCTTCCTTGATAATAATACACCGGGTCTCTTACGCTAGAAGCATATATACTTCCGCTATCTGCAACATATGAACTCATACCATAAGGCACTTCTGTTGCATATCTTCCATCTCTTGCAACAGATAGAATGCGTGCGTTTGTTGCATCATATGGATTAGAGGTATCTGAAGTATCCAGTGTAGCGTTCTTAATAAGAACATCATCTGGAAGAATATCAGTAATCTCTCTAGCTGTTGATGTAAGAAAATCAGTTAAAGCAGTAGTATCTGTTACTGTCTGCCCTACTAGGTCTTCTATTTGTGTCTGAAATGACATTTATTTTCCTTTAACAATAGGTGGGAGATTGCTCCCCCACCCTAATTGTTGTTAACCTGCGTCTACCGTTGCTTTTGTTGAACCATTACAGTACCAGTTTGTACCATCACAAAGAATATCAATCGTATCATTAATTGCGCCTGCATTTAATGTAAGAGATGATACTGTTTCATGTATGTCTCTACCGGTTTGTGTTGCGTGGTCAGTACCATAACTACCATGGTAGTATATTTTACTTGCACCACCACTTATCACATGCTCACTATCATCGCCAGATATAACTTGGCAACCAAATCCTTTAAAAGAACTTGAAATAGTAGGCAGCGTAACAGTAACTGCTCCGCCAGATAGGATAAATGACTTTCCATTGTCAGCTTTTCCAATTGTAAAACTTGCAGTTTTACTCGGAACAGCAGCGTTTGAGCCCTTAATATAAGGTCTTGCCATAATTAGCCCCCTTAATCAGTTATCTTGAATATCTTATGAGATTCAATCAGGGTTAATCCAAGTCCTTCATCAGACATGTACTGGTCTTTTACGCCATCGTAGGCATCATCTGTTTTAACATTCGCCTGATAAACAGGTGGACGATAAACAGAATGGAACAGGTTTTCATCTGATACGACTACCATATATTTATTATATGGGCCACGAAGTGCGGGTGTCGGTACCATATGAATAACTCCATGAGGAGTTTCCAGTTGACGGTAATTGAAGCCCAAAGAATTTCTTTCAGATGGGCCTATATCAATATTCCATGCAGAATTACCTGCAAGACCGGAAGCACCGTCCAATTTCGACCAGTAACTCATGGCACCGGCACCGCAAAATGCTATCTTAGCTCCGCTTTCAGGAACGTATTGGAAAACTTTTTCCATATCATCCACGAAATCGCCGTAGCCATAAGTAGCTTCAGATACAGTGAATACACTTTGGTCATCACCAGATGTATCACCATATTTGATAACTGCGGTTACAAGTCCCATTGTAGTACGAACTCTGTTACTGTTTGCGTCAGTTCTTCCGCCATCTGAAAAAGATTCAGATGAAGTTCCGTCACGAGAGTCAGCTAGTCCAGTTCCAATTGGGGAACCACCAAACAAGAATGCTTTTTCTTTCTGCATCTTGTGTTCTTGTGATTTCTGTAATCTCAAACGAGCAAGCTCAGAAGATTCGCCACGAAGTGCGGCGGCTTCTAATGTCCCGGTGATTTCCAGAGGTGTTTTGAAAATCTGTGTGCTATTCCACACGACTTTCAGTTCGTCAGCCCATGCATTAGCAGCAACTGTACCTTCGCCATGTGCATTACCGACAACGATGAAAACATCGTTATCTGCAACGTCAATAGCTGAGGTTCCAAGATTTTTGAATTTAATCGTGTCACCATCTGTTACAGTTGTTATTACTACATGTCCACGTAGTGTAGCTTCGGTAGTATCCCAGACTTCACATTCGAGTCCAAGATAGCTACTATCTGCTGTGGCGGGTAAGCCAACAATTCCATCGATATCCATGTCGTCTGATTCAGTATCATCAGCGGCTTGGGCAGCAAGGTTTTCATTTGCTACGAAACGTTGGTTTTCCCATGGGTTTCTATGTTCAAACATTTTGAACAAGGGGTCAGTGGGAGTACGAGTTTCTCGACTAGCGACTACCGTAGTAAACGGCGCCACATCAGTCCATAGTTCTTTTACAACTTGAGGGCTAATGTAGAAATCTCGTCGATCAGTATATAGTACTCCAGACCCGGTAAGGTTTGCAATAGCCATAATTAACTATCTCCTAACTTTACTATGAGCAAGTAAAGCAGCATTGAACATATCGGCGTCATTGGGTTCAGGGTTAGCCGTACCAGTCTGCACTGCAGTCGTGGTAGGTATCTTTAACGCCTCGGCCTGTTGGTTATATTCTGCCATTTTCTGATTTACTTGTACTTGCTTGGGTGTGGGAGCGTTCGTTAGATCAAATAGCTTCGCAAGAATATCTAGTGAAACATTTCTAGGATCAGAAGCCCAGTTAATGAATCCACTAGCTTTTTGGTCAGTCCAGTTGTAAGCACTTCTTACATGATTGTAAGCTTGTGATACCATTTGCTGTTCCTGTTGTTGTGCCATCATCGATTCAGTTTCCTGTAATCTTGAATACTCAAGATTCTTCAGGTAATCATATCGATCATCGACAAACCTTTCTTTTTGAAGTCTAAATTTAAACGAATCACTCTCAGGATCGTTATATGCGTCAACCTCGTTGTAATTAAGCGGCTTTTCGGGAGGCATAGGCTCCTTCAATGAATCATCTTGTGGCTGTTGATG